ATTCCTTGATGAGTACAGGAAGTTTGCAGAGGTGTCTAATGAGATTACCCGCGAAACAGTAGCTGATCTAGTAGCTGTATCAGAAAGTAATAAGCAAGAGATTGTCAATGCTTTACTCTCTAGGCCGATGATTAGATCCTTGTATGTTAACAGAGATCAAGAGAACTTGATTAAGTCAGTGGATGTAGAATATGTCTAATGAAACAGATAATGTAGATCTGTTTTATATCAATAGCATCTTTGCTACTGATTTCATCACGGACTCTCATCACCAGAAAGTCAAGATGACTATTGGTGCTGACGGTGTTGATGATGGGCCTGTGTCTTCTAGTAATCCCATGCCTGTAGATCTTAAAGGATCAGGAGAGACTTCTAGTTTAAATACAACTACTACTCCTCTTTCTAGCGGTTCTACCTATACAGGCACTTGGGAGCAAAATGATCACCCTGATGTTTTGGTATCGTGCAAGACTGATAACGGAGGGACACTGTACTTTGATTTCTCGAATGACGGCGCTAATGCCGACACGTTCCCGACGAATGGTTTTACCGTAACTGCTGGTATCCATGAGTTCCATGTAGCGGTCAAGGGGCCGAGATACTTCAGAGTAAGACTGGTCAACGATATAGGCGCTCAGAGCTATTTAAGGCTGTACACCTACTACGGCAGTTGGGAGCAGGGCATTGCCCCGATTAACTTCTCCATTGCAGATGATGCAGACGCCAAAGTAGTTAAGTCTGTTATCTCTGGCATTGGTAACACGACTGCAACAGTCACAGACCATAAAGCGTTACAGGTTACATTCCCGGCAGAAGGCAAGACAGCCTTTGGCGAACTGCTTACTGGGCAACTGTCACCAGTCATTCAGGTACAGTACCCCTATAACCTGAACTCGACGATTGTTACACAGCAAAACAACCAGAGCGGGTCTGCTTCTGTCGTAAGTTCAATGGCGCAACTGTCTACTGGTGCTGCGGCTAACTCATCCTCTACGCTGCTGTCCAACGACTCAATCTTTTACGAGCCGGGGCTGGGTGTAAGGGCCAGATTCACTGGTATGTTCACAACGGGCGTGGCTAATAGTGAGCAGATCATTGGTATTGGCGACGCTGGGGAAGGGTTCTTCTTCGGGTACAACGGGACGAGCTTTGGCATTCTTCGCAGGAGGGGCGGTTCACCGGAGATTAGGACGTTGACAGTCTCGACTGCCTCATCTACCGCAGAGAACATTACTATTACCCTCGATGGTACGGCAGACGCTACGGTAGCGGTAACTAACTCAGGCAACACAACCACTACAGCTAATGAGATTGCGGCGCACGACTACTCTGATGTGGGCAGGGGTTGGACGGCTAAAGCAGTCGGCAGTACGGTTGTGTTTACATCACGGGACGACTCATCAAGAACAGGCACGTACTCGCTCTCTGGGGCCAGCACTGCGGTAGGCACATTTGCTCAGACACTTGCTGGCGCGGCCCCTACTGATTCGTGGGTAGCCCAAGCCTCATGGAATGGTGATGATATTTTTGACGGGAACGGTCTGACTGGCGTAACGATTGACCCAACCAAGCTCAACGTATTCCAGATTGACTTTCAGTACCTTGGCGCTGGACTCATTCGGTTCTACATCGAAGACTCCGATGACGGTGAGCTTCACTTGGTTCACGCTATCGAATACTCAAACAACTTTACCGTTCCTTCGATTGACAACCCCACGATGGGCATGTTTATGAGGGTGGAGAACACCTCTAACACCTCTGACCTCACGCTGTCATCTGCATCGTTTGGCGCATTTACGGACGGGGCCAAGTTTAACATAGGCCCAAAGATCGGGATCGAGGGGCAAAAGAACCTCTCAGGCACGTCGGCAGAAACCCCTATTGTGTCGTTCAGAGTTAAGGAGGTCTTCCACGGCAAGCAGAACCGGAGCAAGATCAAGATTAACTATATTGCTGCATCCGTAGAACATACGAAGCCTTGCTTTATCAACTTCTATGGTAACGCTACGCTAACCGGGGCCAGTTTTTCGGATATCGACAGCAACACCTCGCCCATCCAGAAAGATACTTCTGCCACTGCTGCAACTGGAGGGACGTTCTTCTTTGGCATACCTCTGGGGAAAACAGGGCAGGTGCTGATGGATTTAAAAGATGACTTGTCTATGGGGGAGTTTGGCCCCGGTACAGTTATCACGGCTACGATTGCCCCTAACTCCGGTAATGGCGCAGAGGGTAACGTGGCGTTTAACCTGACAGAGAAGCTTTAATGCTCGTACCGTTACATTACTTTTATGAGCTAGTAAACTTTCATAACGATGCAGACTTCTTTGGTAAGGCAAAAGCCTACAGAGAACAACTAAACAAAGAGGACGAAGAGATCCTCTTAGTAGCTGTAAGAGCTATTACAGAAGATCAGTAACATTAGGTGATGTGTCACTGATCCCTTTTAATTAGTCACCCAAGGAAAAATATATGGCAGTTGTAAGTATTGGCGATACGGGCCGTAACTCCGCACGAGTACGTGATGTACGTACTTTGGCAGAGAAAGTCCAGAAGCCATCCGACACTGAAGCAGTCACAACTACTAACGTCATTACCGCTGCCGAATCTGGTACTCGGTTTGTACTGAATAGCGCAACAGCATTTGTAAGCACTTTGCCTACGCCTGCTGCTGGTCTTGAGTACTGGTTCTANATTGGTGCTACTGAGCCTACTACCTCTCATACGGTAGTTACAGCAAGCTCAGCTAATATTATTGTAGGTAANGTATCTAGCCCTGAAGATGCTGCTGGCTCTGTAGCTACAGTTACTGACGCAGATACTATTACCTTTGTAGCTAACCTTGCAGTACATGGTGATTACGTCCACGTATGGTCTGACGGTACTAACTGGTATCTTGACGGCATGTGTAAAGTACAAGACGGTATTACTACTACTCAGGCTGGTTAATGTCTGAATTAGAAGAACTCTATAGGGAGCGTGAGAGGATTCTTTCGCTCCTTAAAGAAGAACAAGAACGACGAAAAGATCCTGACCGCACATCGGAATCTCTTCTGAGTTCTAAATCGCTGATGAGCGATCAATAAATACATTTAACTCTTAGGCCACCTAGAAGTTAAAGCCCCTCTTAGGAATGTGCAACCCTTAAGAGGCCACCTTAAACTGACAGCCCCGAAAGGAGAATACAATGTCTGAAGCACAACCAAACCCATATAACGCACGTAAAGAATGGCATAACACAGAAGACAAGGAGTTTGTTAACAGCGATTCTTTATTTGTCCCTCAGAACCCTGCACCAGCAGCCACTTCTGAAGACTCTGGCCCCGACGAACAGACGGCTACCCAGACGGACGATAACTATAAAAAGCGTTATGATGACCTTAAGAAGCACCATGATAAAACTATCACGCAGCTTCGACAGGAAGTAAGAGATCTTCAAGCGCAGATGGAGGTACAGCAACCACAATATGTACCGCCTAAAACGCAAGAAGAAGTAGATGCCTATAGGCAAAACAACCCCGAACTAACGGAAGTTGTAGAGACTATTGCTCATAAGCAGACCGAAGAGATTAAGGAGAAGCTCTCTAAGATTGAACAACGAGAGCGTCAAATTATGATCAAGGAAGCACAAGCATATCTTATGAATGTGCACCCTGACTTTGAGGATATTAAGAACGATCCTGAGTTCCACAGTTGGGCAGAAGCTCAGCCTAAGAAGATTCAGGAGTGGATCTATAACAACCCTTACGACGGAGAGTTAGCCGCTAGTGCAATTACACTCTTTAAGGCATCAAAGGGTACGAAGACTGAAGACGTTGAACAAAACGCATCTACTCAAACAATAGACCCAGATGCTGCTAGTCTTGTTCCTACACGCAATGCAGGAGTAAGTACAGGCAGTCAAAAGAAGATTTGGTCACGAGCAGAGATTAGGAAACTAACCCCTGATCAGTACGATAAGTACGAAGACGAAATTGATCTGGCTATTGCAGAAGGTAGAATTACTAACTAAGCAATAGGAATTATATATCATGGCCGATTTTGAAGAAGGCTCAACACCGAGTATCTCCAACTTTGACACCGCCATTGCTGGTCAGACGAATGCGTTCTTCCTTCCTGAGGTATACAGTAAAAAGGTTCAAAACTTTTTCCGCAAAGCCTCAGTGGTTGAAGCAATCACTAACACTGACTATGCTGGCGAGATCGCTGCTTTTGGCGATACCGTAAACATTATTCAAAGAACCGACTATCACTACTTACGACTACACTCGTGGTAGCGATACGACTCAAACGCTGCTGACTGACCAAGAGCTTACGATGGTCGTTGACCAAGCTCGTGCTTTCAAGTTCATCGTTGATGACATTGAAAAGCGTATGTCACATGCTAACTGGAAAGAAGTTGCATCAGGCTCCGCTGCCTATGCGCTGAAGGATCAGATGGACTCTAACGTCCTGACGTACATCTCAGCTAATGCTTCTACCGCTAGCCCTGACATGGTTATCGGTGCAGACGATGCTACGGCTGACGATCTGCCTAACCTTGGCGCTAACGAGTCTGTACATATCGGTTTCTCAACTGGTACTACAGATCCTCTCGATCTCCTTTCTCGTATGTCTCGTCTGCTTGACGAACAGAACGTACCCGAAGAAGATCGTTGGTTCGTAGCTTCTCCTCTGTTCTACGAAGTATTGGCAGAGTCTAGCTCTAAGCTGCTCTCTGTTGATTACAACGCAGGTCAGGGTTCTATCCGAAACGGTCTGGTTACTTCAGGTCTGTTGCGCGGCTTCAAAATGTACAAGTCTAACAACATGCCTGCTGGTTCTAACTCAAAGATCGCTCTGGCTGGTCACATCTCAAGTGTGGCTACTGCTGGTACGATGTTGAACGTAGAAACTCTGCGTGACCCGACTAGCTTCGGTGATATCGTTCGTGGTCTTCATGTGTATGGGCGTAAAGTCCTGCGTGATGAAGCACTCGTTAAGGCGTTCTGGAACACAACTTCAGACGCGTAAGCGATATAGGGGGTCTTTTGAGGCCCCCTTACTTTAAAGGTATAGTATGTCAACTACATATTTAGCAGCTACTAATACAATCCTTAAGGAGCTAAACGAAGTAGAGCTTAGCTCTGCTAACTTTGCTAGTGCCGTAGGGATTCATGCCTTTGCGAAAGATATCATTAACAGAGCTTATTTTGATATTGTTAATGCAGAAGAAGAATGGCCCTTTTTAATCGAAGGAAACCCCGAAGAACCTTTCACAGGTTCTTTGTACATTGAGACTGTAGCAGGTACTAAGTTCTATTTGCTTAAGACTGCTTCAGCAGACATACGGACTGACTTTAAGTCTATTGATTGGGATAACTTCTACGTAACTACATACGGTGTAGCAGGTGCTACGGCTCCTTATACTAACCAGAAGTTACACTACGTTACTACCCAATACTACAATACAATGTTCAGACAAGAAGATAACAACACTGTCTTTGAGGCTGAAGGTTACGATACACCACGCAGAGTTATACGGAGCGCAGACAATAGATACTTTGGTCTGAGTCCAGTACCTGACAAGGTGTATAGAATTTACTTCAACGCTTGGACGCAGCCTGCTAGACTGTCTGCGTTTGGCGATGAGATTGTGATCCCTGATTCGTGGATCAACGTACTATATGCAAGAGCTAGATACTATATGTGGCAGTTTAAAGAAAGCCCACAACAAGCAGCCTTTGCATTACAAGAGTACAACGAAGGTCTGTTAAAGATGAGAAGGTCTTTGATGGAACAGACTCCTGACTTTATTACAGATGATAGAATAAGGTTTACGTAAGTGCCAGTAGCTCAGCCATTTACAGTAGTACCTCAGGGCGGGTTAGACTTAGTATCTACACCGTATGAGTTGCTCCGTAAGCCTAATGTTGCTGTTAAGCTAGATAACTTTGAAGTATCTAACGAGGGCGGCTACAGACGTATTAATGGTTTTACTGCCTTTGGTGGTGGTTCAGCTANTCAGCCAGAGGGATCTAACCAAATCTTTGGCGTACAGCCTTACGGTGCTGGTGTANTAGTCTGTGTAGATACATCTGTATATTACTCAGAAGATGGCATCACTTGGACACAGATCAATAAGGATCTAGCAGGTGGTGGTAATGACGCAGCCTTAGCAGGCGCAGCAGCCCTAGATAGACCATCTCAAGGACAGGCTCAGTTTGCTTTGATGCAAGCGCCAGTAGGTAAGACCTCTGCACTGTATGGTACACTGATTATAGCAACTGGTGCAGATCAAGTAGCTTTGTTTAGGATAGAGGGTACTGGTGGTTCAAAGACTTGGTACTACGAAGAACTCTCTACGCCTAGTGCAGGTAAGTACGTAGAAGTACACGAAAGGCATCTGTGTATTGTAGATACTACTAACGCACCAAGTACTGTGTATTATAGTGCCTACAACGAAGACGATGACTTTGCAGGAACAGGGTCTGGTTCGATTACTATTAACGATACTATCGTAGGTATCAAATCTTTCAGAAATGATTTGTATGTTTTCTGTGAGAGGTCAATCAAGAAGATTGTTGACATTAGTAATCCTACTAGTATAGAAGTCCAAGATGTAACTGATGACCTTGGTTGTGTCTCTGGTTACACTGTTCAAGAAATAGGAGGTGATCTTATCTACCTCTCTCAGGATGGTTTTAGAACCATTGCTGGTACTGAGAGAATAGGGGACATTGAGTTAGGTACTGTTAGTAAAAACATCCAACCTCTTATTTCTACGATTACTAACAGCCCCGGCTCCTACATTTTTAATAGTGTTGTCCTCAAAGGGAAGGATCAATACAGGATGTACTATAGTACGTCCGGTGGTAGTGCTACTAACCAGAAAGGTATTATAGGTACGCTGCGTGTAGATCCACAGTCAGGGGCTTATAGGTTTGAGTGGAGTACTTGCTCAGGCTTTGACGTAGGAGCAATAGGAGCTAACTTTAACGGAGCAGAGAAATACTACCACGGAGATCTTAGTGGTAATATTTATCTACACGACTCAGGAGATGACTTCGCAGGAACTGCTATCATCTATAACTACGTAACAGGTGACATGGACTTTGGCGATCCCGGCCTAAGAAAGACTTTACACTGGATGAATCTTTCTACGGAGCCAGAAGGATCTACGGATATTACGCTACAGTGGAAGTTTGACTTTAGTTCTACGGGGATTGTACAGCCTTCTCAGACTGACGTAGGCACACTAAGCTACGGAGCAGTATATGGTACGGCAGTGTACGGAACGGACGTATACGGTATCTCTACTCCACTTAAGAGAATTAACTTATTAGGATCTGGAACTTCAGTATCTTTTAGTTTTACTGGAGAAGATTCTTATCCACCCTTTAAAATAACAGGTATGTACATTACTTTTGTACCAATGGATAGGCGCTAATGGCAGGATACACAAGACAGACAACATTCGTAGACGCTGCTACAATCGAGGCAGCAGATCATAACTCTGAGCTTAATGCAGTACAAGCAGCCTTTGCTAATACTACTGGTCATGCTCACGATGGCACAGCCGCAGAAGGCCCTGTCATAGGGTTAATTGGTGATGCGGGTGTAACTACTCCGCTTAATAAAGTTCTTATTGACACGGCTAATGACAACATTGGTTTTTGGGTTGATGTAGCTAGTTCCTCAGTAGAGCAGATTATTATTACTGATGGCACTATCGAGCCTGTTACAGATAGCGACATAGATCTCGGGACAAACACTAAAAGATTCAAGGATCTCTATGCCGACACCATCACCTTGACGACAGCCGTCCCGGTTGCTCAAGGGGGTACGGGGGCTACAAGCGCCGGGGATGCTAGAACTAATTTAGGCGTAGATGCTGCTGGTACGGATAATAGTACTGACGTTACTCTTGCAGGCACACCGGACTACATTACCATTTCAGGCCAGCANATCACACGGAATCAGATAGATCTGACNACGGATGTAACTGGCGTACTACCTTCTGGGAATGGCGGAGCTAGTGCTGCTTCTGCTGTACATGCTAGAGCTTCTATAACGGGCGGATCAAGCCCTGCGGTTAAATCAGGATCTTCAGGGGTTTCAAGTGTAGCCACTGGAGGTACTGGAGTTCTTAATGTTACTTTGAGCAGTGCCGTGACGAGTGCTAATACGGCTGTAGTGCTTGCTAGTATTTTAAATACATCTTTTGGCGGGGGCCATATTGAAGCTGACATGACTACTACAACTAACTTACAAATTAAAACATATGCTGGAGGATCATCTCCGACCCCCTTTAATACGGATGTTTCATTCGTAGTATTCGACGAAGTTTAAATATACATTCATATCTTTATAGGAAAGACTAATGACGAACAAACGACAAACAGCGACTATTACGACTAATACGGACACTTTCCTTGGTGTGTGTGGAGATGGTTCAGCAACTATTAAAGTCAACGGAACATTTGATAGTGCCACTGTAACTATTAAGTATCTTAAAGAGGATGGGACTTTAGCAGCCTTTAATGATACTGACGCTACGCAAACAAGCAACTTTGAAGTTAATGGTCTTTTTGGATCCGGTACTAAGATCTATCTTACTACTTCTGGTGGCGGTGGTTCACTAGACATTGATGCAGTTATGACGAGCCTTGATCAAAGGAAATAAACCGTGCTGAGATCTGTTTTACGATCAACAATACGTAATGTCTTGAGGGGTACTACGGGTCAAGAAGATGGCCCGTTGGCTTTTGACCTACCTCTATTAAATACGTTAGAACCATCTAAGGCGCAGTCTAGTGGTAGTCCTGCTGTACGCGCAGCTAATGCAGCCAACTACACCCGCGCCACCACAGCCACCTTCAAAGACTACCAAGGCAAGAACACTGATGCCCTGTCGAATCAGGCAAGGATTGAGGGGAATCGGGTAGTCAGGAATCTGATTCCATCTGCTGAGAACATGGTTGGCACCAGAATATACCAAAACGGTGCGGCAAATAT